GCCATACGATGTTTGGGTTAATGAAGGGTATTTGAACGTAACCCCTGGCTCTACCGTGGATTACGAATACGTTGCTGAACAAATTGCAGAAATCCTAGAATACAAAAATACCGACAAAATAGCATACGATAGGTGGAGAATTGACATTTTACGCAAAGAATTCAGTAAGATTGAGGTAGAATTACCTTTAATTGAGTGAGGACAAGAATATAGAGATATGTCGCACTCTATTGATACGCTCGAATCTGAGTTACTTTATGGTAGGTTGAGGCACGGAATGAACCCTGTGTTGACCATGTGCGCGGCGAATGCAATTGTTGTAAAAGATCAAGCGGGAAATCGTAAGTTAGATAAAGTTAAATCTACTGGTCGAATTGATGGAATGGTTGCTTTAGCGATGGCATTTCATGGAGTGAACTACGTGAATCATTTTGACGAGGAATCATTTAATGATTTTCTAGCCAAACCGATAGGGATATAAAATGGCGACTTTTTGGTCAACAATGTGGTCGAATTTAGTAGGTGGCACAACTACTGAGCGCAATCACGGTATTCAATACGCGCAACCAGCTTATGCAGAACCGTCTGCGGTATCGGTTACTGAAGACACGGCAATGCAAGTGTCGGCGGTGTGGGCTTGTGTCAGGCTATTGTCTGAAACGGTGTCAAGTTTACCATTTAACGTTTACCGAAAAACACCGAATGGAAAAGAATTAGCTACCGACTTTTATTTTGCTAAGTTAATGAACCGCAAGCCAAATCGTTATCAGACTCGACAAGAGTTTATGGAAACGATGATGTTGAATTTGACGTTACACGGCAACGCTTACGCTTTGATTGAGCGCGTAAGAGGCAAGATTACATCAATGATGCCTCTTATGTCGGCTCAAGTCGAAGTTAAGTTATTAGATGACGGTTCTGTTGTTTACGAGTACACGCGTGACAACAACGTTATGGTTTATGCTGAAAAGTCTATTTGGCACATAAAACTGTACGGCAACGGAATTATCGGTAAATCACCATTAGCATTTGGTCGCAATATGATCGGTATTGCTCAAGCGGGTGAAAACATCGTTTCTAAGATTTATGCAAACAATGGTAAACGTTCAGGCGTTTTGTCACTTGATCGCCAATTAACTCCTGATCAACGAGAACAGATTAGAAATAATTTTGCTAGCCTTTCAATGGGGTCTGATGATCGCTTGTTGGTGCTTGAGTACGGTATGAAGTTTGAGCCAATTGCTATGTCACCACAAGACATTGAGCTTTTGGCATCAAGACGTTTCCAATTAGAGGAAATATGCCGATGGTTTGGTGTACCTAGCGTAATGGTCAATGACACAAGCGGTTCGACCACGTGGGGTTCGGGCATTGAGCAAATCGTTAGCGGATTTTACAAACTTAACTTGCGCCCTTACTTAGAACGTTTTGAATCAAGCATACAAGCCAATCTATTTAGCGAATTAGAAGACAGTCAGTACGAGGTAGAGTTTGATTTTGAGGGATTGCTACGTTCTGATCTAAAATCAAGGTTAGAAGGTTATCGCACAGCAGTATCGGGCAGTATATTAACCCCTAATGAAGTGCGAAGAATTGAAGGCTGGTCTGCATTAGAAGGCGGGGACGATTTATTGTCACAAGTAAACATGACTCCACTAAGGAGTTTGGGGGCGAAAGATGAAACACAAATTACTCAACCTTGACGCTACGAGCGTTAAGTTTTACGAAGGCAAGCAAGGTGTCTTTTCAGGTTACGCGTCCGTCTTTGGTGGCGTAGATAGTTACGGCGACACGATTTATGCAGGCGCTTACGAGAAAACAATTGCCGAGCGCGAAAGACCTATTCAAATGCGTTGGAATCATTATGGGGAAATTATTGGTAAATGGACTCGCATGGAGGAGGACGAAAAGGGATTGTATGTTGAAGGCGAACTCACCCCTGGTCACTCCAAAGCTCAAGACGTTTACGCCTCCCTCATTCACGGTGCGATTTCTGGAATGTCCATTGGTTACAAGCCTAAAAAGTTTGTAGAAAACGACAAGGGCGGTTATGATTTATATGAGATTGATTTAGTGGAAATTTCAGTTGTCGAATCTCCTGCCGATTTAAACGCACAAGTTAATCGGATTAAATCCGATGTAGATGAGTTTAAAACGTTAAAAGAATTTGAAGACCTCCTGAGAGAGTCAGGTGGGTTGTCAAAAAGTGATGCTCTTTGGGTTGTCGAAGGCATTAAGCGGTTATCTCTTGGTGAGCAAGAGAAAACACCTGTTGTAAAAGAAAGTGTTGTATCGGACGAGGCTATCAAATTAGCCTTTTATCTTGCTCAACTTAGGAGTCAATCATGAGCGATCTTATTATCAAAGCTGTCGAAGACGGCATTAAATCAGTAGAAACAAAGTTAGGCGCACAGTTAAATTCAGCAATGGAAAAATACGAAGGCCAAGTCGCCCTAAACGGCAAGGCACAAGAGGAAATCCGCGCTGAAGTTAAACAGTTGTCAGCCGAGTTTGAATCAGCAGTAACAGAATTGTCGCAGAAAATGCAAAACCGTGGTTTGCCAGCACCAGAGATGAGCGCAGGGCAAGAGTTTGTTAAATCTGAGCAATTTAAAGCCTTAGTTACAGGTCAAGTGCAACGCGCTCGTCTTGAAGTAAAGAACACCGTTGTGTCAAATGATACGACAGCGTTCCCGTTGCAACGCCCAGGGGTTATTCGTGGCAACTTCTTGCCATTAACTATTCGTGAATTGTTTACCTCAATTCCCGTTAGTACTAATATGGTTAATAGCTTGCGTGAAGCTACATTTGTAAACAGCGCGGCAGAGGTGGCACAAGCCGCAGCGAAGCCCGAGTCCGATGCAACATTTGAACAATACAATGTGCCAATCACTACTGTGGCTCATTGGATTAAAGTTTCAAATCAATTGTTGGCTGACGCTCCCGCAATCGTTGCTTACATTGACAGCCGTGCTCGTGACGGTTTGGCACAACGCATTGACGCTCAATTGCTTAACGGCAACGGCACATCGCCTAACTTGTCAGGTTTGACCGATACAGGTAACTTTGTTGCTTATACCGCTACCGCTGGCGACCTTTTAGTCGATGCAATTAATCGTGCTAAGTGGGCATTGTGGTCAACAGGCAATGCGCCTGATACCGTCATTGTCAACCCTGCTGATTGGGGCGCAATGGAGCGTACTCGTGAAGGTACGGGCACAGGTATGTACTTGTATGGCGCACCTGGCTCTAACGGCATGATGAACCCATTTGGTTTAAACATTGTCATTAGCAATAACATGGCGGCAGGTAAATTCCTAGTGGGCGCAATTGCCAACAGCACAGCACTTTATGTTCGTCAAGGTGCAACGGTTGAAATGGGCTACGTTAATGCCGACTTCACCAATAACCTTGTCACCATTCGTGTTGAAGAGCGTTTAGGTTTAGGTGTAGAGCGTCCTAGCGCATTGCGTTATGGCAACTTTACAGCGTGAGTTTAAGTAAGTAATTAAAACGGGGGGTTGGGTCAAAAGCCTGACTCCCCTTTTACTTTGAGGCAAATATGAAAGTATCCGTAATAGCAAAAATTATGTTTGACGACAATCTTGGCAAATTAGTTAAGGGTCAAACGGTTGAGTTGCCTGATCACAAGGCGCGTTTTTACATAGAGCGTGGCGATGTTGAGTTTTATGCAACTAAGGTTGTTCACGAAAGCCCATTGCCAATGAATACAATACAACCTACAGAAGAAAAAGTCGTTAAACGTAAATACACAAAATGAGCAATATTAAATTTCCGTATTGGCAAGAAGTTCGTAAACTGTTGGTAGACCGACAGGACGGGACTTACGCCGAGCGCGTAGAGGCTTACCCGCCCACCAAGCTAATGACTGATGCTGATGGTGAATACGCTCGTTTGCGCGTAGACGTTGGGCAGACAGGGTTTTTTGCAGGGCGCGAGGCTCGCACCTTTTATGAGTTCAGCATTGCAAGCGGGGCGACCGAAGTTATTAAAGTGGTTGCGCCAACAGATACTATCGTTCAACAATTGTCGGTTAATTTGTTTCTTGCTGAAATACGTTTAGAACTTGTAGTAGGAGGCACAGAAGGTGGTACGTTTGCGACGCCTTTGTCTATATTTAAAACTAACACAATGTCAACTGCGTCAACCTATACACCACAGGTTACAATGAACCGAGGCGGTACGCATACTGGCGGTACGGTTGTTGATTTGATTCAGACAGTTACTGATACAAACCCTAACAAAGCGACACCCGCAGGGGCAAGTGAAGAATCACCACAAGGCTTTAGCGCAGGAACGTTTTACATTCGATTAATTAATACTGACGGTGCTACAGCAACGG